GAAGATGTAACGAGACTTCCATGCATAGCAGCGAATAAAGCTCCACCGAATACCCCTGCAACGCCGAGCATATGGAACGGATGCATAAGGATATTGTGCTCTGCTTGGAAGACAAACATAAAATTGAAAGTCCCTGCAATACCAAGAGGCATTCCATCAGAGAAACTCCCTTGTCCGAATGGATATACAAGGAAGACAGAGAAGGCAGCTGCAACTGGAGCTGAATAAGCTACGCATATCCATGGTCGCATTCCTAATCTGTAACTAAGTTCCCATTGGCGTCCCATGTAAGCAGCGATACCAATGAGGAAGTGGAAGACAACGAGTTGATATGGTCCACCATTGTAGAGCCATTCATCAAGGTTCGCTGCTTCCCAGATCGGGTAGAAGTGTAGTCCGATTGCATTGGAGCTCGGTACAATGGCTCCTGAGATGATGTTGTTTCCATAAAGTAAAGAGCCTGCGACTGGTTCACGTATCCCATCTATATCGACAGGTGGTGCAGCTACGAATGCTATTAAGAAAGCAGTAGTTGCGGTTAAAAGTGCGGGTATCATTAAGACACCGAACCACCCCACGTAGAGGCGGTTGTTGGTGCTCGTTACCCAGTCACAAAATCTATCCCAATTACTAGATGGAATTAAAGTTGCTGTTGTCATTAAAATTGAAGATCAGATCGGTCTAGTTTTTCAATAACGTCTTGCCTATAGGCAGGGTCATTATCATATCTAGGATCACCCATAGCAGCAACAAGTTCTTGTTGACTACGGTATACATCACTAGATGGGGCGGAGTTTCCTGTTAACATACGTCCTTCGTAACCATTTGCGTTGTCATATTGAGATTTTAAACCAGCTACTGCAAGTTGTATAGCAGTAGCATTACCACTATTGATTATATTATCAAAAGCTTGTATCTCATTTTGTTGTAAATTGTTTGAAGCCCAACTAACAAGATCATTATATTTACCTTCACCACCTACAGAATTCTGAATCTGATTGACTTCAGCATCAGATATATCTACTTGTTGAGAGGTTGCAGCTTGTGGATTATTTTTAGTGATTTCTATGTAAGCATCTACTAAATCCTTTGAACTCATACTTGAGAACTTTTCTATAGTCTCAGGTGTAAGTGTTTCACCGTTCTCCCAGTACTCAGCTGACGCATCATTAATTAACGATACAGCAGGACTTGATGTAGGATCAGGTCTTTCCTCGGTGTCTCCTTCTTCTCCTTCTTCGGAGTCACGGTCACCAAGTTTTTGCTGAAGTTCATTATAAGCTTTCTCTAGCTCTTCAGCATTTTTATATTTACCAGCAAGAAGTTCACCTTGTTCAGCTTCTAACTGCTCACCAACCGCCAAAGAATCCTGTTCATCTGGCGTTAGATTTTCTACTGATGTTGCGGTTTCAGTTGCAGTTGCATCAGTGGTAGTAAATGTGTTTTGTTCTGGCATATTATTGTGGTGGTTGTCCTCCCCCTAGTAACTGACCAGCTTGATCGGCAACTATATCACCTAATGCTGCAGTTCCTTCAGGATTCTTTTCTGGATCCATCATTGCTGTGTTAGCAAATTGACCAGCCTGATTGACAAGAGATTGCTGTGCTTGCATAGCTTGCATCTGTTGCATCTCTTGTGCAATCATTTGTTCAGTTTTAACTAAGTTCAATACATCGATACCTTGTGATGTAGCTAAACGTTTGATAGCTTCACCTGCATTAATATATCTTTGTAGTGCCTCTGGACCCATCGCTTGTGCAATGGTACTGATAAAGGTAACTAAACTTTCTCTGTCTTGTCCTCTACCTAGAGCGTTAACTCCAGCTACAATGGACGGACGTGCTAGATCTTTAGGGATCTTAGGGATTTGATTACTACGAGTAAGAACTAGTAAGGTTCTATTTAAATATGGTATTAAGAATTCAACCGTGAGCAAACTAAATAGTCCACCTAGCTGTTGTTCTAATTCCATTTGAGTTAGTCTAACCTCTTCGGCTGTGACTCTCTCAGCCTGACGTACATTCATTGTAAGGAATGCGTCAGATATTCTACGCTCAATTTGTTGAGCCATGTTAGCCGCTGTACTGAAATCGGCGGTTTTCCCCACCTGAATTACCGCAACGTCCTCGGGTCTTCCTTGCACGATTGCGCCATTACCAGCATTGGCTATTGTTTGAGGCTTGGTTGTACTGGAAGGTGAGACCAAGAATACTACTTTAGCAGCAGCAGCTGATCCTTCAACTAGAGCTTGTGACAGTCCTTCAAGTGATTTCATATCACCGATGAACTCTTCCACTCTACCTCTTCCGTAGTCCTCCCCATCCACTGTATTGAATCGGAGTGGTAACCATGGACTTGCATTCTTTGGAGCTGTACTTCTAGTACCAGGAACTATTTTATCATAGCACTCTTGATACCAAATCCAACGTCCACTTTTTTCGTCCAGATGTACGCAAGTATACACTTCTACGTCATCTCCATCTAAGCTTGCCGCACTTTCATCAACTACTGATTTCGGTACGATATCTGGTAGCTCTTTCTCCAGTATCCTACGGCTAATTAATTCCTTTGTTACTATATCTAAAACGTTACCATCACCATCACGGTTGACGACATATCTATTTAATGGAAAGTTTTTTATACCATCCTTACCCATAAATAATAGAGCGTTGCCTCCTACGATGAGGTGCTTTAGAGCTTGGTGTATTACAACACGATCACTAGAAGCTGCAATGTAATCCATGATCAGTCTCTCTATCTTAGAGAAAGAAAGATCAAGTTCACTCTTCATTTCTGGTGGTATCTCTTCACCTAATTTATCTTCTCTTACTTGTAGCTTAAAGAATGTAGTTTGAGGTGGTAGTAACGCTAACATAAGTTTAGCGGCTAGTGTTACTACTACCTTTGCACCTACACTCTGCCATGGAGTAGGAAGATTTTTATAATTAGGTCGAGAACTTATATCGTCTTGTATTAAATAAGGTAACGTGAGTTTAGAGCATTCTACGGCACTGTGTAAAAACTGTTGCCGTTTGTTAGAAAACTTGTTGTACTTCTCACGTGCGTTCATGGTGTTCCTTTGTTAACTCCTGTTGTTGACCCGCCTGTTGCACCTGTATTCACACTGTCTCTAAGACCAATTCTTAGAGCACCCGTACCCTTAGACATACCAGTTTGTCCTGCTTTCTTGCTCTTAGCTTGACGAATAGCAGGGTTTACATCCTCACTTATTAGTGGTTCAGGTTCAGGTATTGGAGCACGTGGCGGTGCTGGTGGTGGTGGTGGCGGAGCTAGAGGTGGTGGTGGCGGCGGACTCGGTGAACCTCCTAGACACATTAGATTTCATCCTCCATAATATTTTTTATATAATCTATTACGCTGGCTTGACCCGCACGATACATGATTGATTCGATTGGTTCTTTAGGATGAACTGGTTTCCAACCGAAGTTAGAGTCAAGCCTGCTGATTAGTTCATCCAGTCGCTGGTTATGTAGCTTAAGCGTAGCTAGGGAGATTTGTGTTTGCATGTTCAAAGAAGGATGGCATTCTGGCTCTCTGTGTGTCAGAAAGTTTTGGTGCCTTTCCTTCATACATTAATCGATCACTCGCATCCAGCCAAAAATTTTTGTCCAAATATTTATCGGTAGTATTTATACCTAGGGGTTGGAATACCCAATTAATCGTGGCCTTCCTAAGTTTATCCAAAGATTGACTAGGAGATAACCCCATATCGAGACATACAAGGCTATTAGTGGCCACGTGTATTTGTTCGTCTCTGGATATATCAGCTGAAACGGTCCGAAGACCTGCGTCACCACAAAAACGAAAGAAAGGAAGTAAAACAAAAAATATAGCACGTTCAGCTACCAAGGCTTTTAATATGGTGTGGTCGGGGTGTGATTCCCATGCTGATCTGAGCCTGATGGCTTCTGATTCAGCTGTAGGGTCAGTCCCAATTGAATTAGCAATATACCCAAGAGCAAGGTCATGATTGTCTTCGTCTTTTACGTTGGATTTGAGAAGTGTTCTCGCAGTTCTGGGAACATCTTTAGTAAGTGCTTCCTCAATGAAGGCACCCACAGGAAGCTCCATATGGCGTAAACTAAGGGCACGGAAGATGGTTTCTTCTGCACCCTCTTTAAGTTTGCCAGGAGTTGTTTGTACGGGAGTCCACTTACGTTTTCTCCCAAGTAATTTTTCATATGGATCTTTTTTCATCATTCTTGACAGTCACAGGTTATAGGCTCGTTTCCGAGAATATCCTGTAAGTAATCATCAACATCAGCTTGATCTAATGCTGCATACGCATCGGTCTTATCTTGTGTGTCGCTCATCACTTGCAGGGAGTAGTATAAGGAGGTTTGAGGTGATAGCAACCACTCTTCCACGAAGTTTCTGTCGTATGTTACAACATCACTCCAGCTATTAAATGAATAGCCGTGAAGAAGTCCTGTATTATCTAACATTATCATTAGCTGATCTGCTACGAATTTATAAGCGTGCCAACCAGCTTCACTTGCGATTTCTACATCGCCGTATTCAAAATGTTGTACACCAAAAGTGCCACTGTCACGATCAACAGAGCGACTTATTGGAGGTGCAATTTCAGGGGTACATGTATACCCATCTAAATCTTTGCTTTTATAACTGCAGCTCGCAGTAGGTGCGATAGCAAAGGCTCGTACCATATTATGATTTCTAGCTACTTGGGCTGCAGCTTCAATACCTAATTTCAATTGTGTAGCAAGTTCCCCTGCTATTCCATCAGTTGTTACACCTTCATTAACTTTAGCTAATTCATTACCAAAGTCTGTATAACTGATCTTATATCTTTTAAGTAAATTAGCTAGTCCAAGGCATCCAAGGCCGACTTGACGGTCCGTTTCGGAAGGGAGATATTCTCCAGTTGCTCCGACACCTGTATGACTATGGAGCTCGCACAACTCGGACATGCCCTGTACGAAAGCTGTTTTGATGTTCCCGAGTTCACAGGCACCGAAATTAATATGTTGCAAGAGGCATGTTCCCCGTGAGGGCAGGTATACTTCGAGGCAAACGTTTCCAAAAATTCTCCTAGCTTTGTCATCGTATCTTATTTTATTAAGCCAGATGTCCCCAGATTTAATTCCGTGGAGGATGGCATCTTTTGTTCGATTGTCTGCTTGGTTCCATTGACCTGGCGTAAGGTTGACGCACCTTTTGATCCAAGGGAGTTCAGCTCTAGAAGCTTGCACGAACTCAATGATATCGGGATGGTCAATATCAAGGTGAGCCACAACAGCCCCATTCTTGTAGACGCCACCTCTTCTAAGTGTTTCATTTAATGTTGAGTAAATTTTTGCGAATGATACAGGGCCAGAAGCCGTAAGACCTTTTCCGTTTTCACTTCCTCTGGCTCGGAGCTTTGATAGATGCACTGCAACTCCAGCTCCATGTCTGAGTGCATGAGAGACGAATCTCCAGCTTGCTTCAATTCCATTTTCTCCTTCCATAGAGTCTTCTACGACAAAAA